ACGGTACCCAAATTTATCGCAGTGCTTTCCGTATCAGCCGCTGCGGTGCAAACGAGTTCATTGCTGATAATCTGGCATGGCTGCTCCCCGTTGTTTGCAGACCATTGCACCGGGTTAACCGGATTTTCATTTGCCCGATGAAACGTATCTGAAAACAACGTTGTGTAAACTAGCGGCACAATCTCTCCCCCCGAAAAATTTGAAACCTGTGCGCCGAGCCATGGCATGTCGCGCATGCTTCCACTCCCAGCAGCGAGTGAATGTAGGTGCCATTTAATTCTCCTCGGTTTTAATAAATCAAGCTGACTTGCACAGAATCGCTGCTGGTTGTTCCATCAATGAAGATGCGATCAGCGGGAATATTTTCACCCGCGACTTCCACTGATAGCTGACCGGCCAACGAAAGCGCGGCCACGTATCGGGTAGAAGACACATTCAAGTCGCCGACGTAAATAAAATCGGTGCCGTTTGTTTGACTGCATTCGAGACGCACTGCGCGGTAGTGCTGAAACGGACATGCTGCGGTTTTACCCGTGTCCGCAGTTGAATTCACATCGGCATGAGTGAAATAAAATCGGAATGACCCATTCGACGGGTCGCAATCAATAACTGAAACAACTTTGCCATTGAAGTACGTTGCGGTGGTAAAAGCCCACAGCGTAACTTGCTGGCCTCCCGCGGGACCACCGGAACCTCCGTTGGTGCCGCCGTAGATATCGAATTTTGAACCTGTAGTTCCGTTTTGGGTGGGATATCCGTTGGGTCCGTTATATCCGTTCTTCGGAAGATTACTGGCACCGAGCACAATCGTTGCGATGCCATTCTTGATCGAAAAGGTTTGGGCAGCAATCACCGTGCCTGTATATACGGGCGTAGGTGTGCCTGCGGTAACTGAAACTGCGCCGAGTGTTCGAGGAATTCCCATGAAAATCTCTCCTGTTCAAAAATAAATTACGGCTTGACGATGCTCGCGGCGTCTCGTTTAATTCCACCTTCGGGTCGGGTTCCGACGTGAATACCCTTGTGTCCCGAACCCATAATTATCTTGGGAGACCCGGACGCTTTCTTCATTCCACCGGACGCCGGTTTCACATTGCCTGCGTCAATATGACCCGAGCCTTCGGGCCGCAGCTTCTGGTTGTTCACAACCTTCGTCTTACCCGGGCCAGAAGCCACCAAGCCCTTGATACCTTTGAACACCATGACTGATTTTGGTTTCGGTGCGGATTTCATTAGATTTTTCCTTTTGGCGAATCAATCATCTTCGCCGACTTCGAAACTTTCTTTCCGGGTCGCATCAGAGATTTCATCCCAGAAGCCATGATCGCGTGTTTGCGGGCTTTGTCTGCTTCGCCGGGGGCGAGAACATGCTCTCCGGCCTTCAGTGCGTACACACCATCCGCCGTGATAGGCCCGCCATTGTGCATCTTCGGCACGCCCTCGTATTGTTTTACGTTCTTCGCTTTGTCCGCTAGCTCAGCCCCGATGTTTCCTTCAGGGTTTGACTGAGGTTTGGGTGTTACTGGGGCGGACACCTTAACCGGAGACGGAGATGCTTTTGGGCTAGGAAATGCGCTATTCGCGTGCGCAAGCGTTCCTTTCGCTTTAGCTACCATGCTGTTTATCGGCGAGGATGAAGACATGTTCGATTATCCTTTGTGTGCGTTTGGTCCGGGTTGAGCCAATTTGCCTATCCCCGGAAACTTCGCATGAACTTTTGCACGGACAGTTGCTTTTTCAGATGGACTACCAAACTGAGACACACGGGACAATGCGTTTCGGGCATGGCTTTTGTCTGGAATAGGATAGCCGCCTTTTCCGCCTTCTCTTTTGGCAGGCAGAGCAAAAGAGTTTTTGGGCATACTTTTACGGTCTTGATAGCTTAGACGTGCCATGATTCGGCTCCCTACTTACGGTAGAGAAAGTCTTAATTCTTATGCGGACAGGATTGAATACACCAGAGTCACCCGGAGGGTTCCGTTGCCGAGGGTGACTGGATTCGGTATGCCAAAGTTCAGCCCTTTATTTGTGGCGCTTGCCAAAGATATGGCCGAAGCCGCGGCGTTCGCGACTGAGCCGAAGAGTACGGAGGACGCCGTCGCTGCGATGAACACACCCCATCCCGGAATCGCGACAGGGGCATTATTACTGTTGATCGCCTGCCCAGTCCAGTTGATGAACGCATTGTTCGTAGACGCAGTGGGGTGATACGCAACTGAGCCGAAAAGGTATTCCAACACAAACATCTGCGGGAAAATATATTTGCCTGCGCCGGGTGCCGCGACAAGCGGAATTGGCGTTGTAGATAAAGCCAAAAGTTGTGCAGATGTGAGCGTGACGGTTGCAATCAAAATATTTGATGGAACTGCGGGACTTGGTCCAACCGCAACGTTACCCCCAGATGTTCCGATGTAAAGTTCGTCCGAATCACTCGTCAAATAAAAAATGCCTGTATTCAGCGTCGGGATATCTGCCAGTGTTCCGATCAACAACGCAGGAACCACACGCACGTTGCCGGGACCGGTCGAGACGAACAAAACATTGGTGTCTGTTGCGAAGTAGAGAATACCAATGGGCAAATCGAATGGAATGTCGGCCTGCAGTCCAAACAGAGGCAGCGCGGTCGTCGGAGCATTGCCAAATTCTGTGCCAACGTACAGGATATTCACATCCGTTGCGAAGTAGGTTTGTCCGAGTGCAAGAGGGGGGATATCTGCGAGCAATCCTTGCGGAACAACTACAGGACCGGCAGGTCCAGCCTCTCCAGCGGGTCCTTTCGGCCCGCGAGTCCCGGGAGAAATAATGAAAGTGGACACTCAACGCGTGCTGCTATGTACGGTAACGTACACTACAGCCCCCCTGCTTATACGATGGAAAGTCTTATTTCAATGGTTGGCAGTTTGCACAGACCGGCCCTTTATCGGTCAAAGTAAACCGGGCTACGGTTCGATGGCATGTCACGCACTCTACGTGAGCGGCTGCGGCTGCGGTTGTGGCCGCAAAAGTCACCGGCGGTGCGGGTGCGCTTGGAGTAACGGACGCTGGCACGACCACTGACTTGGTTGGTTTGGCTTCTTTTTTAGCACGGAACGCCTGAACCATATTTCCTACAGCAGAGACAGCTAGTAGAATTGAAGCCGCAATGGTTGGGGTCATGATTATTCCTCCGTCCCGCAAACTGAAATTCGAGCGTTTGCCGTTGCTATTGCTGCGGACAGATTGATTGCCAGCGGATTGTTTGCCGTGGTCGAAATGTACCCGTTGCCTAGATCGACCCAGCCGGTTTGAAATCCATCACCAATAGGCGCAGATATAGAAGACGAAGGCAGGTAAACATCTACCGCGGTAATGATTCCTGCGATGGCCGTTCCGGTTGTGTCGCTGGTGCTGCTCACATTGGAGTGATTGAACGCTGCAGTGAGAACAGACCCGGAGGCCGTCGTGAGTGTAATCGTGATGTTGTTGAGGTACGTGGTGGTGAATCCAGTCAAGATGATATTTTGACCAGCGGCGAATCCAGAGAAGGTTCCGTTGATTGTCAGCACGTTGCTTGTGATCGAGAACGTGGTAAACGTGCTGCTCGTGATTGTACCTGCATCAAATAAACTGACTGTCACTACGCCCCCGCCCGAAGTAGTGGCGTTGTCAGGAATACTGATCGCAAATCGCATCAATCGAAATTTCTTGCCCGACACCGGAGTCCAAACCGGTGTGAGGCCGCTGGCGGAGAATTGCGCGGTCTTGAAAATATTTGGGGTCCGAACAGCCGCAAACACGTTACTGCTAATCGCACCTGTTGTCGCGAATTGTGCAGTACCAACAAGTGCTGCCGGAATGTTTCCACTGGTACCAATCACGCCCAAAACTGTTGCAGTGTCGGTGGTCTGACCGCCACCCAAAATGCAAACCGGAATTTGGTTGACCGCAGAGTTCGTTGTTCCTTGTCCAGCGATGGCAACCGTCCCGGGTGACGGAGGGATGCTTGGACGGAAAATCATCATCGCCAAGCTGTTGGTAACAGACGCTCCCATATTCGCGACGATGAGTGCGGCGGTATTAAAGTCGGCTGGAAATACACAAGAGCCGCAGGCGAATGTATAGAGTCCTGCGGGTGTCGTTGGATTGACCGATCCAGAATCGTTGCTAATGAGGTTCGATAGTGATGTAGAAGCGCTAGCAAAACTAACCGTCGTAGCCGAACCGCCACCACCCACGATAAAGATTCCAAAGCATTGGGGGTTGCTAACGACGAATCCGTTGTTGTTGTTTACCGCCGTGCTCGAAGTTTGCGCCAAAGTGTAGTAGTAGTCGGGTTGCATTCCCGCAGCTAGCCCCACAACTTCGTATATCTGCGCAGCCATTGATGCCGCGGTGCCGCCGTTCGATAGAGTGACGGTGCATGCTCCCGCCGTCGCACTTTTTGCGGTATACGCACCTTGAATAAAGTTGGTTGAGTTAGCGATCCACGTTCCCGCTGAGTTGTAGTGGTTGGACTCGGTGTCCGCGATGGTCGGAGTGGTTGCATTTCCTACAGCCCCGACTACGATAATCGTGGAACCTGCAAGAACGTTTTGTGCAAATGCGCATACGAGAGATGCAACAGAACCAGTGCTACTGAAAGTAGCTTTCTGTCGAATTACCGGCCCACCAAGTTCAATGGTTCTCAGATTTCCAG